ATGACTGTAGACCAAGATAAGAATGAAAAAATTATTAAGAATATTTCTAAGGTTACAACAATAAAATAGTTAAGTTCTTTAAGTTGGTATATATATATATATTAATTTAACTACTTAAAGACTGAATACTACATGATGAAGGGGATTTCTTGATTTTTTGAAAAAAGTGTGGTTTTTTATTCCCTACATATGAAGAGAAATCCACTGATTTCAAAAAATGAAAAGTGTTTTAACTTTTCAAAAATGGACAAAAAAAATGTCCAATTTTCAAAAACCCAGATATTTTATGAAAAATGACTGAATTGTGACCATAATGAAAAATTATCGTCTGGTCACAGAAAAAATAATTTTCATTTTGTGATGATAAATTTTTTTTATAAAAACTTAAAGACTTTTTTCTTTGGATACATTAAGGATACAATGGATACGAGCAACGAGCAAAAAACGAGCAATAATTTTTCCTGTGAAAAATGTCACTATATAACATCATCAAAATACAACTATGAAAGACATATTTCATCCGATAAACATAAAAGGATACATTTTGGATTGAGTGGAGGCGAGTTTTTCGAGCAAAACGAGCAAAACAATTATAAAAAAAATTTTAAATGTATATGTGGTAACATATATAAATTTAGCCAAGGTCTGTCAAAGCATAAGAAAAACTGTAGTTATATAAATAATATAAATGACCACTACAAGAATGAAGGAGACTTAAAGATATTAACCAACCTTGTTTTGGATGTAGTAAAGCAAAACCAAGAATTAGTATCATTAAATAATGAGACACAAAAACAAAATCAACAACTAACTAATAAGCTTGTAGAAATGAGTAAAGTTACTAATAACACATTAATTAATAATCATTCAAATAATAATAACAAAACTTTTAATCTTAATATGTTCCTGAATGAAACATGTAAGGATGCTATGAATATTACAGATTTCGTAGATTCTCTCCAGCTACAGTTATCAGATTTAGAGGATGTAGGCAAACTCGGATTTGTAGAAGGAATATCTAATATTATTGTGAAAAATTTGAAAGCATTAGATGTTCATAAACGTCCTGTTCATTGTGCTGACAAAAAACGCGAAGTTATTTACATCAAGGATGAAGATAAATGGGAAAGGGATAATGATGAAAAACAACGTCTACGTAAAGCTATAAAATCTGTCGCATATAAAAACGAAAAGCTTTTACCAAAATATAAAGAGCTTCATCCTGGTTGTAATTATAGTGATTCGAAATATTCAGACCATTATAGTAAATTAGTAATAGAAACTATGGGTGGTTCAGGAAATAATGATATAGAAAAACAAGATAAAATAATAAGAAATATTGCTAAAGAAGTAGTAATTGATAAGACCTAATAATTAGATGGCAAAGGTCCGTCACCTGTAAATTCACCAGTTATACTATACATTTGAGGATAATTCGGCATAAACTGTAGTTGATTTGGTTTATAACGCTTATTAAATAGTTCTTGTTCTTCATTGAATGATTGACGCCATGTATTATAACCAAAGTTAGCTTGTGATGGTTTAGAATATAAATGTTTTGTAATTACTCGCTCCCTAGTTCCATAACCGCTTGTTAATGGCGAATAAGTGGGAGTAACACCTGATGTTAATTTTCCAGCATCATTATTACCGGGAATACAGTCTTTTGTCTTAGGAAGTGGTGGCGAATATGGTTGGCATCCTGGACAGTCAATATCAGATAAACATTGTTGACCAGTTATTGCGCATCTAGCAGTGGGCCCACAAAAATTTTGACAACTATATGTTGTATTTAAGGGTAAATTAACAGTATGGCTAGTTTTGGAATCTTCTTGAACAGGTCCATTTGTAAAACATTCAACAATGTATTTGTCTTTAACTAAATAATTAATCATGTTGAAAATAATAAATAATAAAATTAACGCAAATAATGGTAAAAAAATATTATTTAATGTAAATTTCATATAATAAATTGATATTAAATTTTTTATATCAATTAAATATAAGTAATGTCAGATTCTAATGATACAAGTACTATAGATGAAAAAAAGGGTGATTCATCTTCAGATTCAACAAAAACATATAGCTCTAAAGTATTCATCTTTGTTCTTCACGTGTTTATTGCTATTCTAATAATATTTTTGTATTTTTCAGGAAGTTCCTTACTATTATTTATGTGTAAAATAGCACAATCTAATATTTTGCCAACTGATGAAAAGTGTGCTCCTTATACTGATAATGAACCAATAATTAATCCAAGCCCAATACAAACGAATATTTTTACAACATACACTGATCCTGAAATGTCTATGAAAATGGAAATACCTTACGATATAAATTCAAAAAATAAACTTATTGAAATATTCAAAAATTATAGAGAAAAATCTTCATCTAACTTTTTAGCAAATTATTTTATTTCAATTGCTGAATCCATATTACAATTTAATTATTCATCAATTACTACGATTATGAATGTAATAAACAATACATTTTCTGAATCGGCTATAGTTGGATTTGGTCCAATTCTTTGTGGAATTTTATATGTTATTGGAATTGTTGTGAACACAGGTTATTTCATATATTTATGGTTCGCAAATATGTCATGGTTCTTTAAAACAAATACAAATGATACAGGTAACGGAAAACCACAATGGAGCGATGTTACAATTTTAAGTCCGTTAAATTGGTTTTTTGGAATAACATTATCAATATTATTTGTGTTTATACTTATGTTTGCTTTCCCTATAGTTTCTATTATATCAATGTTATGTTATCATAATTCAATAATTTCAACATTGTTAATGAAAGCCATAATAAATGGTAAACAAATATCATCACTATCATTAATAAAAGATACATTAAAATATTATAAATTAACAATTGTATTTGTAATTAGTGTACTTTTTATATTATTAGCATTTTTAAATTTGGGAGCTATTCCAGGAATATTTTCAATAGGTATTATTGCATTAATATATTTTGGAATAATAGGAATGGATATTTTTAATCCTATTAAAGAAACAAATTTGACAGAATCAGTAAGTTATGATCAAGCAATTAAAAAATGTTCTGCGATTTATAAAAATGAGAAAAAGCATGGGTTTTTATATAATTTAATATTTGGTCAAAAAGGTGGTGATATTACAAAACAATTAAAACATATTGGAAAAAAAATACATTAAAATACATTAAAATATATTTAATATAATAATTATCATTTAAAAATAAACATATGTTAATTTAAATGGGTAATAAAAATAAGACGAAACTACCTAAAAAACCTTTCGTAAGTATATGTACACCTACCTTTAATAGACGTCCTTTTATTCCGTTTGCAATTAAATGTTTTGAACACCAAAATTATCCAAGAGATAAAATGGAATGGATTATTGTTGACGACGGAACAGATAAAATTGAAGATTTAGTAGCACATCTTCCATATGTTAAATATTTCAAATATGATGAAAAAATGACTTTAGGAAAAAAAAGAAATTTAATTAATAGTAAAGCAACAGGTGATATTATCGTTTACATGGATGATGATGATTATTATCCACCCGATAGAGTTAAACATGCTGTAGAAAAGTTAAAAGATAGTAAAGCACTATGTGCGGGTTCAAGTGCAATGTTCATTTATTTTAAACATATTAGTAAAATGTTTTTATTTGGACCTTATGGACCTAACCATGCTACCGCAGCTACATTTGCATTTAAAAAGGAATTGTTAAATGTTACAAAGTTCGATGAAGAATCATCCGTTGCAGAAGAAAGAAAATTTTTAAAAGATTATACCATACCTTTTGTTCAATTAGAATCCAGTAAATCTATTTTGGTATTTTCACATACTCAAAATTCATTTGATAAAAAAGAGCTATTAAAGCAAATGCCAAATCCAAATATTCATGAAACACCAATGTTACCAAAAGATTTAGTAAATGAACCAGAAATCTTACAATTTTTTATGGAAGATATAGATGTTCTATTAGATAATTATAGTCCAGGTAATCCAGACCTTAAAGTAGATGTTAAAAAACAATTAGCAGAAATAAAGATACAACGAGAAAACAAAATGAAAGAAATGATGCAAAAACAATCAGAACAACAATCATTAATAAGTAAATTAACAACGATAAATAATCAAGACACACTTAATAAACAACTAAATGAACAATCAGTAGTAATACAGCAATTAACGGTTGAAAATACTAAATTAAAAGAACAAGTATCATATCTTAATAATAAAATTACACAGTTAATTAAAGAACAATTAGAAAAACGTAAGGATGAAAAAAAATAAAAATCCATAAGTAGATTTATATAGATAAGTAGCTTGATAACATATATTATATAAAATGGTTTAAAGATATATATAATATATATTTATATATACATTATAATATGTTTCAAGATGACTTTTTGAATCAAGTAGAGACCAACTATGTCGATGACAAAGAAAATGACCCAAATCAAATATTTGAAAAAACAAAGCGTATGGATAAGGGATATAATGTTATTTACAGAAACACTTTTAGAAAAAATGGAAAAAGTTATAACAAGAAATATGAAATTTATACTTCAAGTGTAACAGGTAATCATATTAGAGATGCCGAGACAGGGGAATATTTTAATTATATAATTGGGTCACTTGATGAGGACCTATTTTTTAAAGTATCATTGGCAACAGGAGAATGTAAAAGCGCAAATGGTTTTTCTACTTTATTTTATATGTCTCCTCAACATTTTGAAAATCATTTACAAGGGAATATTAGTCCAACATTAGTAGCAGCTTGGGAAAAAAAGAGGGATGCCAGATTAATTCACTTGAAGAGCGTAAAGGACAAAATGATTAGTAATGTTGAAGTGCGATAATTTTTATATAATATTATTCATTTTTTATTAACTTTATTCAAGAAAAGTTAATAAAAATATTTTGAAATTTATAATTGTCAAAAGCCCAAAAGGTCATAGTAATAAATACTTAATCTGCTGATTCTTCTGATTCTTCTTCATCGTCATCTATATATTTATCTGTAGTTCCACTAGCATTTTCTTTAATATATTTTTCAATATATCTATAAATACGATTAATATCTAACTTACTAATTTCGAAGTTTTCAAGAATATTCATAATTTCAGAATTTCCGTCATTATTTATAAGTTCAATAAAAAATCCAAATAAATCCTTTTTATCCATTCCTAATTTTTGACATAATTTTTGTATGAAAAGTGAATTATTATATTCAGTTGAATATTTTGTTAAAACTTTAGTAAACCTAACTTCAGTTGGATTATATTTATTTTTATTTTTAAAAGTATCATGATATAATTTATTATTTTTAAATGTTTTGATCAGCGAACTCATTTCATTAAACTGCCATATTTGTTTTTGAAATGTAATTCTGTCAATATAATCAGCAAAACATATATTGTCAAGTTGTGAAATATAAAAAGGTATAGATTTTTTTTTATCAAGTTTTTCAATAATATCAATAATATTTTCATGCCATAATAAACCAATACTTGTCCGATCAGTTTCATTCATAATATTATTATGCTCATTAAGAGGAAAATATTCATTCAATAGTTTATGTGTAATCTTTTTAGTATCATCATTATAAGATTTAATGTGCAAAATTTCTTCTAACATTTGAGACGTAAAAATTTGAGGTTTATTTTTATTTAAATTATAAATATTATTAAGTTTTCTAAGGTCTCCTTGAACATAATAAATGAGTTTGGTTTTGATTTGACTATCAATAGAAGGCATTAATTTATCAATAATATTAGAAACTCCTAATTGACTAGGAGGCATAAGTTCAATAATATTACAAACTTTCATTAACTCTTTAATTTTTTTACCAACGCGATAGTTTCCAATACATATAATAGGGTTCATTGTTACTTCTTCTAATTTTTGTTTTTTTGTTTTTTTAGGGCGAATAAGTTTAATAAGAGAATTTATACCACCCTTATCACCATTATTCATTCCATCTATTTCATCCATTATTATCGCAATTTTTTTTATATTTTTATTAAATAAACTCATAATATTTTTATCAGACATATTATGTTTTGTGATATCTTCAATTACTGATGTATTTCTAATATCACCAGCATCATATTTAATTATGTCATAATTCAACTCCTTAAGAATATTAGTTACAAACGTAGTTTTGCCGGTTCCAGGATACCCATAAACATAAATTCCTTTTTTAAACAATAAATTATTTTTATTAGTTTCAAATTCTTTAAGAATATTCTTGATTTCATTTTCCTGTTGTTCTCTACATAAAATTTTATTAAGATTTAATTCTTCCATTTATATATTTAAAATGTTCTTTTTATGTAGATTTCTACTTAAATTACGTTTTACACAAAACTTTTCTAATACTTAAAACATTATCAAATATGTTATTATAATCATATATGATAATATGAAATTTTATGATAGTATATAATTAAGATGAAGTTTGACAAGGATTATTAACACCATAAGTTATTCCATCCCATGAAACACCACACTTAGTAGCCCATGTATATTTAGAGCATAATCCATTAGAACCTGTAAATGGAGAACTATTAAAATCCATCGTTAAATGTTCTTGACCGCTATGAGGAGGACATGTTCCTAAATTTTTAACATTAACGCACTTTGCTGAATTTCCTGAGCCATCAATTGTCCAATAATCTGGGCAATCAGGAGTCATTGGTGGCCAAGTAGTATCAGTAGCGGATGAAAGAGCAGTTCCTATAATAATAAGTGTAATAATTAATATAATTATTGCAGAAAAAAGAATAAATTTTTGAAAACCTTCCATATAGAATAAATAAATATAATTTTTCTATTTACTTATTTTATAAAATGAACAAAGTAAACAATGGTCGTGTAAATATAAAATCTCCAGATACTTCAGCATTATTTAAAATGTATGATAAAATACCTGCTAATCAATGTGTAACATTTAGGAATCCTACTGAAGGTTTGTGGAATGCAACTCCTTTGTCGCAAGCTTTTTTCTCTCAAGAGAATATTCAGATAATTCAAAATGGAATAAGATCAGGTGTTTATAAGAGGTCTAATGGTCAATATGTTATTGGTGATCAAGATTGTGATTCCATTAAAATTATAATGAGAAGTGTTTTTTTACAATATTCAGCGAATAAACCATCAAGTATTCCACAACAAATTATAGAGCTTAATAATATTGTATTAAATTATTGTGTCCAACAAGTATATAGCGAGGCTCAAGGATATATGAAATATATTGATGATGTTAGTACATTAGCAGTACCAATTGCTCATCCTGTTCAAGCATCAAATAATGACAGACAACTTGAACTTAAGAGTTGGTTTTAATAATGCCAATAAATATTAATTTAAAAATAAAATATTTAAAAAATAAAGATAATGACATTATTTGAAAATATTAGAGATGGAAAAGAAGCTGCTAATATTATTTATCAAGATGAATTTATTACTGCTTTTGATGATAAATACCCTGTTGCACCAGTTCACATTTTAATTATCCCAAATAAAATGATTAAATCATTAGATAATTTAACAGAACAAGATGAAATATATATGGGTAAAATACTATTAGCAGCTAGTAAGCTCGCTAAAATTAAAAATATTAATGAATCTGGATATAGATTAATTACTAATTGTAATAAAGATGGTGGACAAGAAATAGATTATGTACACTTTCATTTAGTAGGAGGTGTTCCTTTAGGAAGAATGATTGGATTACCAAAAGAATCTAAAAAAATATTTCAAAAAATTAAATTTAATAATGAAAATAATTAAAATGTACTTTATTTTTTAAGATGAATTAGATCGGTGTAAATATAAATGTTTTAATTTAATTTTAATTATCTTCAACAAGCAATTTTTGTTTCTTTACAACCTTCTTAGCAACGGGTTTAGATACAAGTTTTTTCTTTGGCTTTGAATCATCACCGTTCATAATTCGTGTTCTTTCCTCTTTATATTCAGCATATTGTTCTTTCAATGTTTTTAATTCATTTAACCACATCTGATTAATAGAAGTAGATTTAACAGTCTCCAATTCAAATGCTTTATTACCATGTTCTTTATTCAATCTTTCTACATTTTCCTCAGTAACCGAATCCATAGGCATCTTAGTCAAATAGTGATAATTAGTATCGCTATCAATCATATCATAACCCTTAGTTTGTAACATTTCTATAACTTGTTCTTTCTTTTTCTTACGTAAATCAACAGTTCCATCAAGATTTTCTTTAATATATTTAGCCTTATTAGTCAGCAACATTAACTCGCGTTCCAAACTTTCAATCATATAATTTTTTCTGGTCTGATACAATTTCAATCTTACATCATAATACGAGTCAATAATATCAGAAACATTTTCGAACTTTTGTAATATATCATTCGCATCAAATAAGTGCATATTAGTTCTAGTATTAGTAGTATAAAGCTTCAATAATTTTTCAACACCATTACACTCATAATCGCCTTTAGATTTTTCTAAATTTTCTAATTTCCCCTTTACAAATGTAATAGTAAAATTAACGGTTGTATCTTTGCTCATATCTTCATAATCCTTGATAATTGCTGGTATCTTATTTTTATTTTTGTCTTCACCAGGACTAATCCAATGTTCAATTAATTCCTTAAAGTCTTCAGTCCAAAAACCAACAGGCAATTCAGTAACTCTAATTTTATCAACACCCAGTTTTTCATAAGTTCCTCTAATCAAGAATTTGTCGTCTGTTATCTTGGTAATTTGTCCTTTAAATCCTTCATAATATGGAATAAAATCAATGTGATTCTCAATACATCTTAATTTATTTTCTAAATAATCAATAATTTGTAATGGATTGTAACACATAATATCAGTGCTAAATCCTGTGCCAATACCCTTAGAACCATTTACGAGAATGATAGGAATAATTGGAGAATAATAGATTGGTTCAACAGATAATCCATCATCACTTAAATACTCAAGAACATTATCGTCTGTTTGTTGAAATATAGTTCTGGTAATTTTGTTCAACAATGTGAATATATATCTTTCAGAGGCGCTGTCTTTTCCTCCCTGTAATCTGGTACCAAATTGTCCATTAGGAACAAACAAATTAAGATTATTTGATCCAACAAAATTTTGAGCCATTCCTACAATAGCAGCATTTAAACTTGCTTCACCATGATGATATCCAGAATGCTCAGAAACATAACCACTAAATTGTGCTACCTTGATTTCAGTCTTTAAATTGCGTTTAAAAGCAGCAAACAAAATTTTTCTTTGAGAAATCTTAAGACCATCCATCAGATTAGGTATACTTCTATCACAATCGTATTTAGAGAAGTGAATTAATTCACGATTAATAAATTCTTCATAAGATACATTTTTTTTGCTGGTATCAATGTAGGCATCCCTATCATAAATTTTTAACCAATCTTTTCTATCATCTGCCCTCTTCTTGTTAAATACCATATCAATTGTATCGTCAGATTCTTTATCGTTAAACTGAAATTCAACAATTTTTTTGTTATCAAAATATTCTCTGAATTCCTTACCAGTACTTGTTCCTAATCCTTTGTAATATTTAATAGCCCAAGACTTAACATCATTCAACTCTTTCCATGCTTCAAATTCGCCTTCATTATAGAAATGTAATTCATTAGAACCTTTCTTTGCCTTCAAGATTGGAGTATTCATAAATCCAATAAACCCTGGAATTTGCGAAAGCGTAGGCCATTCACATGAAAACAGATTGATGCCAAGACCTTTAATATGACTACCATCTAAATCCTGATCAGTCATAAACAAAATCTTCCCATATCTTAGAGTCTTATTTACATCTTCTAAATTCAAATATTTTTTTCCAGTAACAAGACCAAGAATCTGTTTGATTTCAGAAATTTCTTTATTATCAGAAATTTTCTTAACAGGTTCCCCACGAACATTTAGTAGCTTACCTTTTAAAGGATATACACCAACAATATTACGATCTTCAGATGATAATCCAGAAAGAATACCTGCTTTAGCTGAATCACCCTCACAAAGAATAAGCATACAGTTACTTGACTTTTCTGTGCCAGCCCAATTAGCGTCAGTTAACTTTGGAATACCTCTAACAGATTTACTTTTAGTTCCATCAGTCTTTTTAGCGGCTTTCGTTTCTTTGACTTCGGTTAATTGTAACGCAGCATCCATCACACCCATTTTTGCTACCTTTTCAATAAACTTATCACTCACTTCACGTTTAGAGCCAAATTTTGATGAAGGAGTATTCATATAATCCTTAGTTTGACTGTCAAAAGCAGGATTCTCGATATCACATCGTAAGAATAAAATTAATTGTTCTTTGATAGTATTAGCATTTACCTTAGTCTTTTTTTTCTTTTCAATAAAATCAACTAATTTTCTAACAATTTGGTTCAAAATATATTCAACATGCTTGCCACCTTTAGATGTGTGAATACCGTTAACAAATGAAATTTGTACGAATTCATCTGATGGTGTAAGAGCAACAGCATATTCCCATCGTCCTTCAGAACTATCTTCGTAAACTCTTGGTGCAGTTGATTTATCTCCAATATACATACTGATATATTGTTCAAAATTTTTAACGGGAACAAGCTCATTATTATATTTTACCCTAATATTTTTATCAGTTATAGCACCAATATCATAAACACGCTTCTTAAGTAATGATACAATATCTGGCGATAAACCAGAAATGCCAAGTCTTGCGAAATCAGGTTTAAATGTAATTTTGGTGTATGGTTTATTTTTACATTTTGTAATTGAAGGTTTACAAATTTCATCCAAATTATTTTTATATTCTTGAATATACTTTAACCCACGAATATGATCAACAGTTTCAATTCTACCATAGCTAGACCAAATTAATACAAGTTTAAATCCAAAACCATTTTTGCCTCCAACAATTTTTTTTTCATCTTTATTATAATTAGTTGAAGTTCTTAAATGTCCAAATACCAGCTCAGGAATCCAAAAACCATCTTTTTGTGCCACATCAATACCATTACCATCATTAATCATAGTAATTGATCCATCTGGTTCAATATTAATATCAATGTGAGTTACAGGCAATGCATTTTCAACATTGGCATCAACCTTTGTTTTCATTCTCACAACGTGATCACGACAATTAACAATGCCTTCATCAAACAATTTAAATAAACCAGGAATATAATTAATATTTTTTTCAATAATTTTCTCACCATCTTCACTCATAATCCACATATTAGAATCGATTGTTTCAACAGAACCAATATATGTATCTGGATTATCCAAAATATGCTGCTTATCAGTTTTCTGTTGAACATCGAAGAATAAATTGGAAGAAGTGTCGTTAGCGCTCATTGTTAGTATAATATGTAATTTTAATTTTAACTTATTTTAAAAAATCAATTTTATTAAAAAATAAATAATATATATATTATATTAATGTCTTCTTATGTTGCTGGTCTAATACAGTTGAATTATAATGTAGCTCAATTTATTGAACCAAACCCAAAAAACTATAAAATAAAGTATATGTCAAATTCAAATAGTTCAAATATATCAAATAAAATGAGATTATCACGGGTATTAAAATTAGATGGTAGTTCACAAAAAATAAATAGAATTAGCCGCGTATCTGGAAGAATTCAATTTGGTAACTTTTATTTAGGTGAACCATTGAATATAAATTATTTAGGTAAAATGGAAGGTATGTCTGGTGGAAGTGGAATGCCGCCAGTAAATAGATTTTAAATTGCGTTTTAAAAATATTTTCTCAATTAACTGTATAATGCAAACTACAGGAAGTCGCGCACAAGTATGGCACGGAACTGCTAAAAAAACATCTGGTGGATTAACAAAACATAATTTGATGATGAATAAACATGGACGTATTGTATCAAAAAGAAAGCACGCATCAGGAAAAAAGACAATTAAACATCTTAAAAAATTAGGATATGTTGCTAAAAAAGGTGAATTTAAATTATTTCACAAACACAGAGGACGTAAAAGCAAAAAAATGAGAGGTGGTATGGCTTATGGAGGTCCTTTATCTCCTGAATCATATGATGGTAAAGGTGTTGGAACATCTGGTGTTGCTCTTCAATTTGTAGCTGGAAATTCTGCGTAGATTAATAAATTAATAAATTAATATATAATTCATTAATTTATTTCTAAAAGTTTATAAAAATTAATATTTTGTAATGTAAAATGCTTGTTACATTACAAAATATATATTAAATGTCAGCCCATTCAACCTTAATAAATTTGTCATATACAATGTAGTCTGAAAATTTATAGTATAAATATTTTTCAAAATATCGTTTGCTAACAATAAATTTAATAGAATTATTAATACAATGCTGATAATAAAAACTATATATATCATCAAAACTAATTAATGAAAGATTATGGTTTATTTTGATTTGTTCTTTAATATATAAAATTGAATTTTCAATATCATTTGATTTATTCCAAATAGATGATGTAACATTTAATATAAATTTATCTTCAACAATTTCAGACGAAAAGAAGTGTTTCAAAATTTTAATAATATTTTCTTCTGATAATGTATTTTTATTTTTATTCCATAATTTAAATAAAGAAGAAATCTCTTCAATTTCAAGTTCATTTTCAAAATCAGATGAATCGCAAATAGAAATTGTTTCATTCCAAAATTGTATAAAATCTTTATATACAGGTAAATATTTACTTGTAATACCAATAAATGAATCAGAAGTTTCGTCAAATTTAAGTTTTTCTTTCAAATAATTTTTTAAATTGTTAGAAAAAATTACATTGGGTAAATTATTGCTAAAAAGAAATTGTTTCCAAATAAAATGTAAATTTTTCCACTCAATCTTGAAATCATCAGACGATTTTTCAACAAATTGTTGTATAAAATTGTCAATTAATCCATTTTCTGTTGTTAATTTAAGTGTGTAAGAATAATTAGCAAGTTCTTCATCAGATTTAGTGTTTAAAAAATTATCAGAACTAATATGTCTATTAGAATAATGCGCTGCAACACATAATAAATTTAATCCAATCTTTTTTAGTAATTCTCTCCAATATTCACTTGAAAAATTTTCATTCATTCTGATTAATCTACAATTATTAAAAATATGTGTCTCGTGATATTTAGTTACAAGCTTATGAGAAATATTACCATTGCCAATTGAAGACATAGCAACAGATTCTAATTCATCTAAAAATTGACGCATTTTAGGGCTAACCATAAATGTTAAATCATTATTTTTCTTAAGTATATTGTCACCAATAATAGTAAGAAAATATTTGGCAGCATTTTTAGAAGAGAAAAATGTAGGATAAAGTGCATTTAAAATATTTTGAATTGTATCAGTTTCAGGAATTGATGAAAATAAATTTCTTTCTTTGATTTGTTTGATAATATTTGATTTTGTTTTATGCTTCCATTGTAAAAGCACTCTATCTTTAGATATGGTAGAGAGAAGTTTGTGAATAATATCATCTTCTTTAACTATAAAATAATCCTTACCATTATATTCATAATAAAAGTTATTATTAGAAAGATAATAATAGTTATTTTTACTCAAAAAAACTTGCATAAATATTTGTTGCTCTTCAGAAAGATACACGTTAAGATTTTGGCGTTTTTCTCTGGTTTTAGACTCATTATCGAGTGTATTTGGTAAATAAACATGAACGTGGTTATATATTCTCTGTAACATATATTCATTATCCTTATACTTTTCATAAAGTTTATCAATTGTGGACATACAATCAGTACGTTTTGGTTCTGACATTATAATTTGTTATTAAATGTTTTTAAATGTTTTTAAATATTTATATTTAATATAAATATAAATATAAATATATCACATGAAAATAAATTTGCGATATTTACCGAAGAGACTAACACGTAAAGATAGGAAAAAACAGGGAAAACAACTTATAAAATCACGTCGTCTTTATAAAAAAGGAATTTATCATACAAGACCAAAAACGTCTTCATTTAAATCAAAAAAATCAACCCACATAATAAAAGCAGAAAAAATTTACAATGTAGATAAAATTGGTGCTACAAATGAATTAGCAAAGGCGACTGGATGCTCTAAGTCAGCTTTAGCAAAAATTATTAATAAAGGTGCTGGTGCATATTATTCTTCTGGTTCAAGGCCTAATCAAACAGCTCAATCATGGGGAGTAGCTCGTTTAGCAAGTTCTATTACAGCTGGTAAAGCTGCTGCAGTTGATTATAATATTTTAGAAGAAGGTTGTAAATCTAAGTCAAAAGCACTTACTTTAGCTAAAAAAGCAAGAGCAAAGTATGGTCATGGAACCAGACGAGTTCCAAAAGTCAAAATTTAAAATTAATTATAATTTAAAAATTGCGTTAAAATATTTAAACACATAACTATTTAAAGGTTTAAAATTACATTTTAATATAATGTCTGTATTTTCAAATAACAAAGCTTTATCTAGTGAAGGAAACGTTCTAACAATTAAGACCGTTCAAATCGCTCCATTTAGAACATTAATGACTGCTTTAAAGGATATTTTATTAGAAACAAATATCACGTTCGAACCGGATGGAATGAGAATTGTTAATATGGATAAATCTCATACTGTTTTAGTCCATTTATTTTTAGCAGCGCAAAATTTTGAATTTTATGAGTGTAAAAAAGATAAAATTATAATTGGTGTTAATATGTTTCATCTTTTTAAGTTAATTAACACTATTGAAAATGAAGAAACGCTAACTATCTATATTGAAAATTCTGATTATGTAGATGGCATTGTTTCTTATTTAACACTTAAATATGAAAATGGGGAAATTAAACAATGTAAGACACAAAAGCTAAGATTAATTGAACCTGATCCAGAAGAATTACAATATCCAGATGTTACCTTTTCATCTATCATAAATTTGCCTTCTACTGATTTTCAAAAAATTATCCGTGATTTAACTTGTATTTCAGATAAACTTGAAATAAAGTCTGTTGGGAATGAATTAAATTTTAAATGTTCTGGACAATTTGCTTCTGCTGAAATTCATCGTGCTGAGTCTGATGGTTCAATGTCTTTTACTTTGAAACAAGATTCATCTAAAATTATTCAAGGCGAATTTTCTCTTAAGAACTTGGGATATTTTATTAAGTGTACCAATCTATGTCAACAAATTGAAGTTTACTTGGAAAATGATTTGCCACTTGTCGTGAAGTATAATGTTGCCAGTTTGGGTGAGATAAAACTTTGTTTGGCACCTCTTCCATCGTCATAATTTGATTTTTCCTAAGATACAAAATATTTACTATAAATAATTAATGTATAAATAATAATTTATTATGATTATTATATATAATGTCAAAGTATTATGCTAATTATCCACAATATTTAGGCGCACGAAAATGTTGCGATTTAAGGACACAAGGTCCTGTTGGTCCAGAAGGTGCTACTGGTCCTGCTGGTGTAGGTGAAAGAGGTTGGACTGGACCAACTGGGCAAAGTTTTACTGGTCCTACTGGAAGAGGTTGTAGAGGACCAACGGGTGAGCCTGGACCAGCAGGAGGACCTACTGGCCCTACAGGTCCTGGTATTCAATTTGATGGATCAGGAAATAATCCAGGAACTGGTGGTGTTTTTTATGATACATCAACTAATTCATTAAAATATTCAGTGTCTAAAAGTTTTATAATTGATCATCCAATTCATAATGATCGACATTTAGTTCACACTTGTTTAGAAGGTCCTGAAGCTGGTGTATATTATAGAGGTACTGGAGAAATTTTAGATAATCACTCCGCTACAATTAAATTGCCATATTATGTTGATAAATTTGCAATGGATTTAACAGTTCAACTTACACCTATTTATAATGGTAAAATTAATGTATTAAACTCCAGTGAAGTATCTAATAATCAATTTATTGTTTATGGTGAAAATTGTAAATTTTATTGGAATGTATATGGAAAACGATTTGATATTAATATTGAACCATTAAAAACCGATGTAGTTGTTAAAGGAAATGGACCTTATTTATATATCTAAATATACGGAACATTAACTATTGTATCATTATGGTCAGCTGAATACCAAGTAGGTGAAATTAAACCGACAACTTCTAACCAAGCCCAATAATTAACTTCCCAAACCAAAGTTTGTGTCTCATTCAAAAATTTCAAAAAATTATCGTTACTCATATTATAAAAATGAATTAAACTTTTTTTATCACCAATTAAAAACCCACCGCAAAATCTCCAAACAATATTATTTTTTAAATAATTTATATTATTAATTTTGTAATTCCAACATCCAGGAATGTATATAAATTCATGTTTAAATTCAAAATTAGATATATTTTTTATTTTTGATAATGTGTTATTCATATCTTTAAAAATATATGGTAAACTAAAATCGAACCAACAAAAATAATCTGAATTATATGGATTTAAATCAATTGTTTTCTTAATAAATTCCAATTTTGCTAACATTAAAAATATATAATTTTTTGTATCTTTTAATTTATTTCTATTAGCCGGCAAATTACATATTTGTTGATTATTATCACCAATTTTGTATAATTCAAGTTCTGAAATTTTCATGGATTGAACAACTTTAAGATTGTCATATTTCAACTCAAGTTCATTAAATTTGTTTTCTAACTCAGGTTCAATAAAAATACAAATATTTATGCCAAGTTCAAGTAAATGCGTAAAATGTTTTAAACGATTTTCAAATGTTCTTGACATATCATATTCTTCATCATAAACTTTTAAATATGCTGTAATAAAAGTAGTCATAATTAATAATATAATTAAATATTTATATCATTAATCTAGAATAATAGTAGTGAATCAATGTAGTTTTTATCATAAATCCCGATTCTGGTTGTTCTATCCCATACACTATAATTAATTATAACTCTGTCATCTTCAACAACAATACTTAAACAATATTCAATTGGCTCTCCTTCAAACTTAAATGGAGCAGAATATCGTAATAAATTCATTTTTGAATCAAATACAGATATTATATGATAATAGTGTCTAGGAGATTCATATGATACAATATGATTAATAAACCAAATTTCGCTTTCTGTAATATCAAGCTTAATATTATCATTTTCATTTTCTTTAACCTTTTTATTGTAAATAAACCCACAAGTTGATCCTCTAACTCGAGAGAATATTTTAGGTGTAGTCTTCGTTTCAATAACGTTAATATTATTATTTTCAAGTTTACAAATTCTTAAAGGATACCAATCATAAATAATATGGGTTTCTCCTTCGTAATCTACAAAGGTCCAATTTTTTTCACATGATGTTTTATTAAAAGTTTGGTTTAGTTCATTAATTTCAAATTTATTTTCACTTCTATTATATTCACCAGATACAATACCTATTTGATTATTTGAATGATAACCTGTTCCAATATATAATAACTTATTTTTATGATTATCATAAAACAACCTGACATCTTCAACACCCATATATAAACGACCATCAAATGTTAGTTCCATCCATTCTTCTTTTATATTTTTCAAATTTTTGTCAAATTCGATAAATTTATTTAAAGAAATAATATGTTTTTCGCAATTTTTATAGGAACCATTTGCTTCAATATAATAATTAACATATCTAATATTACAAAAATATCCATCAGTATTTGGATTTTTAATTAAACAACTGGATGAAGACAAAAATTTAATGTTATCTCCATTAATTAGAGAATTAATATTGCTATCAGCATTTAATAATTGTTTTTTTTGTAAAATATTTTTATAAAATTTCATATTAGATAAAGTATTATCTAATTCAGGTCGATTTGTAGAATTATTAAATAATGTAATAATTTCTTTATCAATATTAGTAATATTACAATATGCTGCAAATATAGTATATTCATAATAAATCTTATATACATAAACGTCATTATGTAAGAATAAATAATTGTCTCTGTTTTCATTTTTATCAAGAATTTCTTTTGCTAAGTTATAAAATTTTAAGCACAATTTATGTTTAGATGTAATTCTATAATGATTAATAATTTCATATATTCCTTCAAGACGTTCAGGATAATAGTTATAACCTTCTAACCAATAAAATAAAGCATCCGCAAATTTATCCATATTTTTAAAACACAATCCAATCCTATAATAACTATACCAAACTTCTTCTTTCCAGCCACCAAATTCAATACGTTTTTTATACATATTAATTGCTTCTCCAAAACGACCAATATCATGATAACTATTAGCTAGATAAAAATAATAACGTACATTATTAGGCTCTTCTTTTATACCATCAAGAAGTAATCTAATATCACGTTCAAATTTATTGGTTTTAGAACCACCATCACCTATATCTCTAATGAAAATATCTTTTTTATCTAGTTGAATAATCGTATTATTTTTAGGTGTATCAATATACTCATGTGTAACCCCAACATATTTATATAAACCATTATTTTTAACTATTCTCATATTCTGATAGTAAAACGAGTCATTTCCTTGAAGAATAGAAAAACTGTCAGCTTTATCAAGAATAGATTTATCAAAATTGTTAGCTTCTATAATCATATCGGCATCAACCAATAATATATAATCAGATAAACCGATACATGCTTGTAAAGCAAAATTACGATTATAACAAAAATTTTTAAAAGGTTCATTAACAACCTTGCCTGGTATTCCCTTTTCTTTAAAATAATCTTCAATAATTTGAATAGTATTATCTGTTGATCCAGTATCACAAATACAATAGGAATCAATTATAGATGAAACAGAATCAAATAGTCTTTTAATGATACTACTTTCATTTTTAACAATCATATTTAAGCATAAAGTAGTTTTGGTTGGTTGATTCAATATCAATTCCATTATAATACATAAATAAAAGTATTTAAATTAAAAATATTATATAAATATAAAATGGCATTTACAAGATTTAAATATGACAATTGTAGAACAAAAAAATCATTACAACAATCAACTGATCCTGGAAGATGGATTTTAAATGTTCCAGGAAATGGAGATAAGCCTTGTTATATGGAAGACCCTCAAATTATTCCGCAAAAATGGGGAGCTAATTTAAGAACTAATACAATAAATTTAGAAAGTGATTTAAGAGGTGTAAATAGAAATTTAAGTCGAGATTGTTTAGGGAAAAATGAATATCAAAAATATGATGTGCCTAATCAAGCAATTCAATACCCAACATGTAGTCAATTAACAACAGAACAATCAAGAGCTACAAATCCAGCCTGGTGGTATAGAGATTTAGAACAAAATAATTTTGAATACCCTCCATTAAACCCACAAGTAAATGTATGTGTTCCATTTCAAAGCAATTTAAACACAAGAATTTTAGAAAAAGATTACTTCACTCCGAAGAGGGATTGTGTTTTAGACCAAACAAAAAATATGTTGCCAACAAGTTATAATTTAATTAGAGGTAATTATGTAGGTGGTCCTACAAGTTGTACTCAAACTAATTCATGTCAAAATATTAACTAAAATTTATTTGAGTGACATTTAGATTATTATATATGAATTAAAATATAATACTCTATATATATAAATATGGAAATAGCAGTCCCTTTAATAGCATTAGGTGGTATGTATGTGATATCAAATCAAAAAAAAGATGATTGTACCAAAAAAGAAATAAGAAAAATAACACAAGAAAATTTTGCAAATATGGGGGTTAAAACAAATTTAGCTACAAAGAATAGTGAGAGATTTGGTAATTATCTACCTAATACAGATACTCCTCCACAAAATTTTCCCGTATTAAACATAAATCAAGCTGTTGATACAACTCAAAATTATCCAAACCCAAATACAGCAACAGATAAATATTTTAACCAAAATTTATATCAACAAAAAGAAAGAAAAGGTGTAGATGTAGGACAAAATCCACAAAAAATTTTTTCTCTAAATGGTAACTACTTAAATTCTGAACAATTTAAACATAATAACATGGTGCCTTTTAATGGTGGTAAAGTAAAAGGTCAAACTTATGATATGAATATTACAGAATCCGTTTTAGACAATATGAATGGTTCAGGTTCTCAAACTATTAAGAAAATTGAACAAGCACCTTTGTTTAAACCTGAAGAAAACATGCAATGGGCTTATGGTATGCCAAACCAAAGCGATTTTTATCAATCTCGTGTAAATCCTGGAATGAAAAATAATAATGTTAAACCATTTGACACCATTAAAGTTGGACCAGGGTTAAATCAAGGTTATGGTATTAATGGAACAGGTGGTTATAATTCAGGAATGGAAGCAAGAGATAAATGGTTACCTAAAACAGTTGATGAATTGAGAGTCGATACTAATCCAAAATTAGAATATCAATTATCGGGGCACGAAGGTCCTGCTGACTCAAATATTAAAACCGCATCTACAACTCAAATGTTAGGTCGTATTGAAAAACAGAGACCAGATACTTTTTTTATTAATACTCAGGATCGTTGGTTAACAACTACCGGATCATCTAAAGGAGAAACATTAAGACCAATTCAAGAAATGGGTATATTAAGAAGAAATGATATTCCTATTGATTATATGGGGCCAGCAGGAGCTATTGATGTAAAAGCTACCACTGCCCCACAAAATTTTGAACCGTCAAAACGTCATGAAGTATTAGAAGGATGTGTTAATCATGGAATGGCAGTTGGAAAAGGCGACCATACTGATAAAGAAAGTTTTTTACGCAGTCATACAAATTACGAAAATAATCGTTCAACGGTTAAACAACCAGACACAATGAGAAGTGGGTTTAGCGGAGCTATTGGTGCCGCTATTGCTCCTATAATGGATTTTCTAAAACCAACAAGAAAAGATGAAACAATTAACAATGTTAGAGTTTATGGTGATGCTGGAACATCATCTATGGTAAAAGGTCCTGTTTATAATCCACAAGATTCTACACCAACTACAATCAAGGAAACAACATTACACAGTTTGGATTTCAATATTAATAACCAATCTGAAGGTATTTATGTCAATAATTATACTTCACCTGATAATACACAGAGAGATACTACAAGTTGTGAATATTATACAGCAGCAGGAGGTTCTGCCACTGGTTATGGTGACATGAATTACGATGCCGCATATAGACAACATAATAATGACATAAAATCTCAATCTATTCATAACAGACCTAATCAAGGTGGAACCCAAATATTTAATCAGCAAATGAATGTTCATTGTAGGGATGATTGTGATAGATTTGCCGGCAGAGTTAATCCTGCTCACTCTAATTCAAGTGCATTACCTCCATCCGCTCAAACCTATGGTGCTATTCGTGCTCCACAATATTATAATGAATGTTATGGTTGTGATAGAATTAATCCTGATATATTAACAGCATTTAAAAATAATCCATATACACAATCACTAACTAACTCTGTATAATTTAATAATTTTATATTATATAATTATGAATTCAACTTTTTATCCTAAATACATTCGCTCTTTTTTAGCATTGTGTGAATCTAAGAAGGAACTAACAAATATATATGTAAATAAATTAGTCAAAGTAAAACCTTTTGATGTTACATTGAGGGATGGATTACAGGGTTTAAATTCTGATGAACAAAAAGACTATACTACTAATTTTAAACAACAGATATACAAAGAAATAATAGAAAAATATAATCCTATAAATATTGAAATAGGTTCATGTGTTAATACAAAAATATTACCTATTTTTAAAGATACTGAAGAGTTATTTAATTGTATTAAGGATAATAAAAATAAATATATTTTAGTTCCTAATCATGAGCAATTAATGAATGCTATTAAATTTGGAGCAACCAATTTCTCATTTATTACTTCAGTTTCAAATAGTTTTCAATTTAAAAATACAAAAATGACAACTCAAGCGAATTTAAATAATTTAAATAATATGATAAATTTCTTAGATGATTATAAAATTAATATAGATAATAGCGATATTATACAAAAAAATAAAAAATTTAATATTAAATTATATGTATCATGTATTAATGAATGTCCAATTGAGGGAAAAATTCCAATTGATAATATAATTAGTTATTTATATTATCTAACTTGTAAAAAGATTGATAAAATATGTTTATCAGATACATGTGGAACTTTAACTCATGCTGATTTTAACAAGCTCATTTGTACACTTTATGAAATGGGTGTTGATATACATAAGTTTACGTTACATCTTCATGTTAAGCCAGATAGAGAAGAGGAAGTAGAAAAAATAGTACATACTGCAATAGATTATGGAATTGAAGAGTTTGATGTATCTGATTTAAAAACTGGAGGTTGTTCTATTACAATAGATAAACATAATTTGGCACCAAATATGAGTTATGAAAACTATTATAAATTTCTCACAAATTACTTACTTAGTTAATTAAATAAATTAATACGTTTTATTTAAATATAAAAACACGATGTAAAATATACTAACTTAATGTCATTAAATATTCATCAAAATATAAAAGAAAAATTAAATTATTTTCATAAAATACATAAAATTCCAAACATTTTATTTCATGGTCCAACAGGTACCGGTAAACGTAGTATTGTTAATGAATTTATTCATAAAATATATGACAATGATAAGGAAATTATAAAACGTTTTGTTATGTATGTAAATTGTTCACATGGTAAAGGTATAAAATTTATAAGAGAAGAATTAAAATTTTTTGCTAAGACCCACATAAACTCAAATGGTGGTAATAATTTTAAAAGTATTATATTGTTAAATGCTGATAAATTAACTATGGATGCTCAGTCTGCTCTAAGAAGATGTATAGAATTATTCAGTCATAATACTCGGTTTTTTATTGTAGCTGAAGATAAATATAATTTAATGAAACCAATTTTATCAAGATTTTGTGAAATATACGTTTCTGAGCCAGTTATTAATTCTAAACCAATAAATCTATATAAATATAATTTGGATAAAGCGTTCAATATAAAAGATATAAAAATAAAAAAAATAGATTTTCTAAAAAAAGAACTTACTAAATCATGTATAAAAGACAAATCAATTGAATATTTAGTAACATTATCCAGTAAATTATATGAGAAAAGTTATAGCTCATTAGATATTTTACATTTATTGGAAAATCCAAAATTTTTAGACAATATAATTGATACGAAAAAACGATATGAACTATTAATATGTTTTAATCGTATAAGGAGTGAATTTAGGAATGAAAAACTTTTAATATTATTCATATTAAATTTTGTTTTTTTAAGTTCAGAATTATCTTTAGAAAATATAAGTTTTATGTAAATGGATGACTTTAATGTAAGTGCACTTCATGAATCTAAAAATGAATGGGGAGCTAGATTAGTTACTCTATTAACACCTTTAGTAATTGATGGTTATAAATCTATACTTGAAGAATCTATTAAGCTATGTAAAGACAATAATGAAATTGATAAATATTTAATGACCTTTCAAAATTTAATATCTCGAATTCCAAAGTGGAATCAACAAATAGTGGAAAATGAGAGAAAAAGAATATGTGAAAAATCAGCCTGTAATTATTTAGAAGATTTGGTAACATGTGTTCATATTATTCAACTTAAAATTTTGACTGCTATGAGAGTAGGACAGCAACAAAAAAAAATTGACATTAATGTTCCAAAGTTAGATGAATTTATTCATAAAGTTTATATTAATGTAGCAAGAAAGGTTTATAAGAATGTATATTTATTTCAAATAGGTATTGACCCATTACAAATTCAAAAAAATTATAGAGAATTAGAAATAATTGTTCAAGAATGTATATTTAATACATTGAGAGAAAGTATCCCTGTTGAAGCTATATTAAAAGCTTATATGGATGAAACTACTGAGGAAGATGTTATTGAAGAAGTTAAAGAAGAAGTCACTCATGAGCCCATAATTGCTGATGTAACACCCGTAATTACTGATGTAACAACTGAAGATAAATCTCCGATTTTAGATGAATCACAAAAAAGTGGTGTAACTTTTAATGATATCGATTATGTTCAAACTGATAATGGAGTATCACAAATTACTGCGCCAAAAAATATAGATAGATTAGAAGAAATTAGCACCATAAGAAATGAACAAAGAAAAAGAGAAGATGATGATGACGATGATAATGTAAAATTAAATATTTCAGATCAAAGTTTTAATCTTGATAATTTAGATATTCATAATATTGAAGAACCAAAAGTAGATTTACTACCGGATTTATTATTAGATGAAATTGAAGTTTTAGAATAATTTGCGTAAAATTTATTATATCTTTATTCTTCATTAAGTTAAGAAATGACAAATATATTTGTATCAGCTGCTATTATATCAATTGTATTTTTATTAGCAAAATTTTTAGAAATGAGATATATTGAAAAAGAAAGCAAACCTTTAAAGCTGTTAATACGTGATTCATTTTTAGTTTATTTTAGTGTGATAATTGCCCATTTTGTAACAGACCAAATTAATCCTATAATTAAAGGTGGAACAGTTTCAAAAATTACCCCTGTTTTTACGGATAATCCTGGATTTTAGATAATAAATAATAAATAATAAATAATAAAATATATAAATTGAAATATATTTTATTTTCTCTTTATTTTTCTCTTTATTTTTCTCGTTTTATGGTTGAATGATAAATCATATTCAAAAATATTTGATAATTAACGCCCAGTCCAAATTTTAACAGTTGATTTCGGAATATGTCCATTTTTTAAGTCATTCATATAATCATCATAAGAATAACCCCATTTTTGATATTCCATTATGTTACCAAATAATGATTTTCTATTTAAACTTTTCGATTCTAATGAAAATATTACACCAAATATTCTCTCCAAACAACACCTATCTCTTCTACAAGTTACTGATGAAATTAAATTTGTTATTCCGTATTTATTTTCTATATTTTGAAGAAATGTTAAATTTATATAGCTTTGAACACCAAAACAACCATACCATTTATCATTATTCATTCCAAGAATATTTAAATTTTTTGAAATTTTATCATCTATTGAAAAATTATTTTTAAGATGTCTTACTATTCTTTTTGTATTATCAACATTTTCTTTGTCTGAATGAAAAAACCATAAAGGTAATACATTAATACCATATAATTTTTCGAAAGGAACTCGTTTATGAAAAAATACACTATCATGTATAATAATGGCATTTTCAAAAAATTTCTTCTTTAATAAATAATAATAAGGTAGAAGTTCACCTCTACCTGGGAACTCTGATTTAATAATTTCTATATTTTTATAATTAAATTCTGAAATAACATAATCATAATTACTATTATCATCTATAATTACAATTTTTTTTAAAGGATATAATCTCCTAAGAAGTTTTACACAATTATTCCAGTAATTATTTGTTTTTACTGAATTAACATGTCTAGTTATTATAAAACCAAAGTTATTGTTCATAATATATATATAAATAAAATTTATATTATGAATAAACAAAATTTATATTATGAATAAAGAGAATATTTTATAAAACACTAAATATGCGATGGGATTAAGTCTATATTAAAAATGTCATTTGTATTCTTAACATCTCCACTAAATTGATAACTGTAAAATTCAGCACGTTCCAATTGAGCTTGAGGTGTATGGTTATGAACACATCTTGCTATCATTTTATATAATTTAAACTCTGGATATCTCTCAACACCATTATTTTTATATAGCATATTTATTCCCTTATCATCTAAACACCATTCGAAAATTAAGCGTTTTACTGGGTCTTCAATTTTACTTAAATCATTCATTTCTTCAAAATCATCAATAACATAATCAAAAATTGAACAGGCTAATCTACACAAATCAAAACTATAATTTGGCTCTAATCTTGGTTTATTTTCATTAAAATATGGTTCTGTATTATATTGTGTTGCAGCATCACCTCCAGGTTGAAAACTATCGCTACAAAATACTTTTCCATCAAATTTAAAAATGCTTCTACCAAAATCTATTATTTTAAATATTCTTCCAAATGTTGGAACTTTATAATACTTCTTTTTATAACAATAATACAAATATTTTTTGTCAGTTTGATTATACATTACGTTATTTGTATGTAAATCATTATGTGTAAAACCAAATACTTTTTGATATGTTAACAAAATCATTATTATCTGCATTAATGCTGAATACCATTCTTCATTAGTTAATTCGTTAGTTAAAATTAAATTATCAAATGTATCCTCGCAATATTCCATTCCAATAACTTGAACAGGAAATTTCGGTATAAATACATTAATTTCTTCATCTTCTTCATCTTCTTCATCTTCTTCATCTTCTTCATCTTCTTCATCTTCTTCATCTTCTTCATCTTGTTCATCTTCATTATCTTCATTATAATTTTCTTCATGAAAACTATGATTACTATTTTTTTCAGAGATTGAATCAAATACCTCACCGCGTTGGTCACAATTTTCACAATAATCATCTAAATCATTATCATTTGTATGTGATGAACGTGATGAACATGTTGAATTCGATTTTAAAGTAACTTGATGTTCTGTAATTAATTGTACATGTGTCATATCAACTAAATCTAATTGTAAGTCTTTTAATTCATTTAAATCAATTGAACTATTGCCTTCGTCAAAAACATTATTAAACATTTCATTATCAACTGATTTTAAAGATTTTAAACTAATGTTATTACCAATATTTAACGGTTTTAGTTTTGCCTGTTCTTGTTCAAATAAATGTTCATATTTATCTACTTTAAATAATATATTCTTATTTTTATTGAAAAACTCAGAATTATTCAAATAATCGATATCATCAAAAACATTAATTTTAAAATCATTTTTTATAGCTAAGAAAGAACCATAATATTCAATTCCATGTATAAATCTATATGTGGTTCTTAATTGACTTGATAAAAATAAGAATAAACCATCAACATAGGCTGTGTTATTAACATCAATAAATTTAGGATTACAATCTTCTATATTTGAATTTAATAGTGGTAAATTAAACAGATTTGAATTGTTAACATCATATTTACCAATCATGTATTTATATGGGTCTAATAAAGGCGCCATTTTAAAAAATATTTCTATATCCTTTACCTTATTAGTATCGGTATTTTTAACCTTACACTTAAAAATATTATCGTTATTTTCAATACTTCCTTTTTTGGGTTTTATATTTGATATAAACCATTTATTATTAAGATTAATGCCATTATAATTCGTATTATTTAAGGTAAAAAATCTTTTATAAATTGGTATATAATTTTGAGTTTTAGATAGAAACAGAGATGTTGGTTCTTCAAAACTCTTAAATAGTTCAATATTTTTTCTTTTTTGATAATTAATAGTTATCATCTTTAGTGAATTAAAATATAAATTAAACATATTTTTAACTTATTTTTCATTAATATGTTTTATTATTTCTAAAAGCTTCTTGAAAATAAATTAATTATTTCGTTTAATTTAGAAAAATTTTAAAGGCGTTAAAATTCATATTATATTTCCTTTTAAATATTATAGGAATGAGTCTAGAACTTAAAAAATTTGACATGAAAAATATTCAGTTTAAAGCAACTGAAAATAAAGGTCCTGTTATTGTTTTGATTGGTAAACGTGATACCGGCAAATCATTTTTAGTTAGAGATTTATTATATTATCAGCAAGAAATTCCTATTGGAACTGTTATTTCAGGAACAGAAGAGGGTAATGGATTTTATGGGAAAATGGTTCCTCGATTATTCATTCATAATGAATACAATTCAGCCATTATTGAAAATATATTAAAACGCCAAAGAACAGTATTAAATCAAGTGAAAAAAGAAGTTGAAATGTATAAAAGATCATCAATTGACCCCAGAGCATTTGTTATTTTAGATGATTGTTTATATGATAATACATGGTCTCGCGATAAATTAATGCGTCTCCTCTTCATGAACGGCCGTCATTGGAAGGTCATGTTAGTCATCACAATGCAATATCCTTTAGGTATTCCTCCCACACTGAGAACCAACATAGATTATGTTTTTATTTTGAGAGAAAATTACATTGCAAATAGAAAAAGAATATATGATAATTATGCTGGTATGTTTCCAACATTTGAGTCTTTTTGTCAAGTAATGGACCAGTGTACTGAAAATTATGAGTGTCTTGTAATTAATAATAATTCGAAATCTAATAAATTACAAGACCAAGTTTTTTGGTATAAAGCTGATAATCACAACGATTTCCGTCTTGGTTCTAAAGAATTCTGGGAATTATCTAAGGGATTACCAGACGACCATCAAGAAGAACAATATGACCCATCTAAGACAAAAAAGAGGGGTGCTGGACCTAAAATTAGTGTTAAAAAGACTACTAAGTGGTAAATTTAGTCTTATTTTCGCTTTTAAAAACAAAACCAAAATTATTAATAACAACTTAAAGACTATGTTATTATTAATATATAATTATAATGGAACAATTAGATATTGTTAAATTGATTGAGGAGAATCCAATAACTAAGTTATCAAACGATTATAATTTAAAATTATTAACAAAAATTAAAGCTAATTTTTCGGATTTTGAACAACAATTATTTTTATCAAGTTTTTATTGTTATTTGAATTGTGACCAAGTAAAAGATTTTGTTATCGACTTAGATAATGTATGGAAATGGTTAGGATTTAGGCAAAAAGTTAATGCTAAAATGTTATTGGAAAAACAATTTATTATTGATAAAGATTATATAAAATCGCTTTTGTTGCAACAAAAGCGAGATGAAAAATCTCATGGTGGTCAAAATAAGGAAATATTTATGTTAAATATTCAGACTTTTAAAAAATTTTGTCTGAAGGCTGGAACAAAAAAAGCTGATGAAATTCATGAATATTATATGAAATTAGAAAAATTTTTACAAGAAACAATTGACGAAGAATGTAATGAATTAAAAATACAATTACAAAACAAAAATATTATTATCAATGAAAAACAAAAAGAGGTCGAACAAGCATTAATTAGTCAATTTCCTGTAAATACTGAATGTGTTTATTTTGGAACAATTGATAACTTGAATGAAAATGGAGAGAAATTAATTAAATTCGGACATACAAATGATTTGTCAAATAGGATATCATATCATCATAAACATTATAACAATTTTTTCCTAAAAAATGCATTCAGAGTTCAGAACAAAGTTGAAATTGAAAATCTCATTAAAATTCATCCAAAAATTAAACCGCAACTAAGAAACATTAAAATTAATGATAAAAATAAAACTGAAATTATCGCATACAATGATAGTTTTACTGTTGATAAATTAACCAAAATCATAAAAGAAATTATACAAACAAAGATTTATAGTATTGAGAACTTTAATAAACTTACAAAACGAAACAATGAGTTAGAATGTGAAAATCATTTGTTATGCGAAAAAATAAATTTACTTGAAAAAACAAACTTGGAACAAAGTCTTGAAATTAACAATTTGAGAGAAAAATTTGACAAGCAACAACAAATTATTGATTCTATTAAGACTAATGAAATTTCTGTTTATCAAAATGTTTTATTGCCAGAAGACGAAATAAATAAAAAGTTTAATCAATTTGTAAACGAAATTTGCATAGTTAGACCAGATGTTGAAGATTTATCTGTCAATTTGGAAGGAAGATATAGACTATGGAGCAAAGTAAAACCAACCAAAGAAATGTTTCATGCTCTAAAAAATTATTTAGACACCAGATTCAAACCAAAACGAATTAATAGAAATCACGGATATATTGGAATTAAATTAAAATCAGTTGAATATAAAAAAACATTTAATAATTTAGATGTGGAAACTTTTATTTTTCATGCATGTGAATTTTCTGATTGCGGAAAGATATTGAACTCAACATTGTTAAAAGAATATCAAAAATGGAAAAGTAGTATTAACAAAGAATTGTCAGACAATGATATTAAAGAAATCAAAACTTACCTGAATGAATGCCCATATACATTAAAAGCTACTGTTTGGGTCGATGGTGAATCTAATGAAGGCTATTATGGAATTTCATTGAAACAACCATATATTCAAAAGGAAAAAATATCATCATCAACTGGTAAAAAAGTATACAAAAGAGAAAAAGAAACTAATGAATTATTAGCAACATGGGAGACGATAGCCAAAGCAGCAGAATTGGAAGGAATTTGTTCTTCTAAGATGAGTAGATATATAAAAAATAAAAATATAATAAATGACTATTATTATAGTATTATTTAACAATCATCAAATGAAATAGTTACATTGTATTTTATTAAACAATAATCACTCCAATTTGTATTTTGATTATTTAAGGGATTACCAGATTACCATCAAGAAGAACAATATGACCCATCTAAGGCAAAAAGAGGGGACGCTTGACCTAAAATTAGTGTTAAAAAGACTGTTAAGTTGTAATTTTTTAAATATAAATATAAATATAAATATAAATATAAATATATTTATATTATATAATAAATGTCCAATTATATTGATAAAATTATTTATATTAATTTGAATAAAAGAACTGATAGACGAGAACAAATTGAAAATGAATTAAATAATTTTCAACTAAGTTATGAGAGATTTGAAGCTATTTCAACTCCTGATTTTGGTATTTATGGATGTGGTTTATCACATTTGGCTGTATTAAAAATAGCGAAAGAAAGGAATTATAAAAATATTCTAATTTTAGAAGATGATTTTCAGTTTTTGGTTTCAAAAGAAATATTTGAAGAAAATTTAAAAAACTTTTTTGAAAGTAATATTGATTATGATGTATGTATGTTGTCATATAATTTAAAAGATTATATTGTATGTGAAAAGCTAAATGTAGATAAAGTATTATTTGCTCAAACAGCATCTGGTTATATTGTTAATTCAAATTATTATGATAAATTAATAAAATTATATGAATGGTGTTTACCTTTATTAATATCAACTAAACAACATTGGTTATATGCTAATGATATTGTCTGGAGAGATTATCAAAAAAATGATAATTGGTATTATTTTAAAATAAGAATAGGTAAACAACGTGCTAGCTATAGTGATAATGGTAATAATTTTTGTGATTATGGAGTCTAAATTAATATTATAATTATAATAATATTAATTACACCTTTGAACATTTTAAATGCCGATTATATTTGTTGTAATATCACGTTAATTGGACACATATTCTCATAAATAAAAATTTTATATGCATCATGAGTTTCATATAAACATTTTTCCTTATGAAACAATAATCCAATCTCATTTAATTTACTAATAAAGGTATCTTCGTTTGCAAACGAATCATAATTATAGGCGTAGCTTAAAATAAATGTTTGTTCTTCTCTGGCAGGTCCTTTTTGGTTTTGAGGTTTATAAGAGTATATTGTATAATGGTCTATAAATGGATATCCTTCCATCCCAGTAATTAATTTATGTTTTTTCATTAATCTTATACGTTTATTTACATTTTTAACATTATAAAAATTTCCCCAAACCTTTGTTTCTTTAATAACCATATCATTATTCATTATATATATGTATGTATTATTATTCAATATATCTTTATATAATATTAAAATTAAATATTGAATCAGCGTTTTAAATGTTCAAAGGTGTAATAATATTTAATTTATTTTTTAGCAAATGGTCCTGATTTTAGTTGGCTTTGACCATTATCGCTCTTTCCAACAACAATATTTTCACCTTCAAACAACTCCTTACAAATATCGGCTGTTGAAATATTTTCTTGTTCACCTAACGCAACCTCTTGAGTACTAGAATTATTAACACCAATTAAGTTGCCTTTTTCATCGATAGTTTGAGATAAAGTATTACCAGACTTTTCAGCATTCTTAATATTTTCCTCAATAGCCTTTTGTTTAGTTTCTTTGATGCGTTGTTCAAAAGCGGACTTAGCATTATCTTCATTCTTTTGTTTTTCATGCATTAATTGATTCAATTCCTCTTCCATATATTCAACACGACCTGTCTTATATGCTTCAGGATCCCAAGGCATCCACATACCAACAGGACCAACCATAATATCATGATTAGAATCAATTTCTCTCAACATTTTACATCTCAATTCAGCTTCTTCTTGAGTAGGGTAGACACCTCTAATTTTTAAACCTCTTGTGTTTGTTTGAAAACTATTTTCAATGTCAAACTTTTTCTGAATTTTATTTTCGTTATTGTCTAAATATGTTTTATAATCATCAGCCAAGTTAGAATTTGTTAGATTACTTTTTTCTTCTTGAACAAACTCTTTAAAATCATTACTTAAGTCTTCAAATGATATATTATATTTAAAAGATATGAAGTTAACAAATTGTAGAAATTTTTCCATAGACTTATTAAATTCCCAGTTCTTTAGGAATTCTTCAAAAAAGAAAATTTCTTTTTGTTTTAAAATTTTTTCAGGAGAACAAAAAGACATACACACAAATTTTTGATTAGCAATAGGTTTGTCTTCTTCTAACAAATCAATATATTTAGGATTTTCTTTTCCATCTTTTGTTTTTCTCTCAAAACCTTTTTTATTGGAATGCTTAGATTTAGAATTATCCATTTATATAATTTATTTATTTAATTATTTAAGTTTTTATCGCAATAAATTATTTTTTCTTAACATTTAATATAATGAACGGTTTAATAAACGTAGGTGAACTTGTCAAAAGAGTTATCAAATATCTCGTTGAGGGTTTAATGGTTGCTATTGCTGCTTATGCTATTCCTAAACGTTCCTTAAATATTGAGGAAATTGTATTGATTGCTTTAACTGCTGCTGCTACATTTAGCATTCTTGATACGTATGTTCCATCTATGGGAGCAACTGCTAGATCTGGTGCTGGATTTGGTATTGGTGCCAATTTAGTAAAATTCCCTGGTGGATTTTAAATCCTATAATATATTTTAAATCTAGTAATAATATATTATGGTAAAACTATCGTGTAAAAAATCAAAGAAACTTAAACACAAATCTTACAAAAAAAGAAATAGTAAGACCAGACGAACTTATAGAAAAATGGTTGGTGGAACATTTACACCAGAAGAAAATCAACAATTATTGTCTTTAGGGTTTACACAAAATGATATTCAAATTTTATCTAATCGAGGCATTGGAATTAACGTTATTCAAATAAGTTTAAATCAAATAAATCCAGATACAGGTGTTAATTTTACACCACAAGAAATAATTAATGACATTCAAAATAATGAATTACATGATTTGGATATATCAACCATCACTGATTCACCAGGTTATTCACAAGATCCTTCTTTACCAAGTCCTTCTTCACCAAGTCCTTCTTCACCAAGTCCTTCTTCACCAAGTCCTTCTTCACAAGGTTCTTTACATTTATCAGATTTAGAATCAACCTATACAGATGAAACACCGATGGATATGTCTATTGGTGGTAGAAAACACAAAAGTTATGGTAAAACAAAAAAAGGTAAAAAGTCACTCAAATACAATCGTAAAAGTCGTAAACAAAAAGGTGGAAGGTGTTTTGGTAATGGGGTAGGAGCTAATAGTTATGAACCAAATTATTCAATTTATAACACTAATATGTTAAAACTTTTTCCTTATAAAACACAATAATTTATAATTTATGAAATTAAATTATAAATGTTAAATATTAAACATTAAATAGTAGGTATATATTCCCAATCCAATTCTTTACAAATCTTTTTCCATATTACATCTTGTTCCATTCTTTTTTCTGGATCTTTTAACATTGGAAAATGCTGTAAATAATTATCTTCACCTAATAATTCACAAAGCTTATATGCTGTATAATAATAATTTAAAAAATTAACACGATCATCTGGACAAAATTTCGAATAAGGTGACTGAAGTTCAACAAAAAGATTACACAAAGTTTCTTCTAATTCAGGACTCATAATTGGTGGTTTTATACCTAATTTATCTTTTATAAATGGAATATGCTCATAATATTTATTATAGCCTAATTTTTTAAGTATTTCTTTTGTTTTTATGTTTGATATTTGAGATAATTCGATTCTCTCTTTTTTAATTTGTAATTTAATATTTTCAATAACTTCTGAAGGTATCTGTGTTGTTTCTTTACCTTGAAATTGTGCGAGTATTTCTTTAAAATGATTTATTCGTTTATAAGCATAAAAACAAACCTCCTTTGGTGGTTCTTTATATGATGGCTTTTCGTTTTCAATAAGATACTGAATACTTCTTGAGCAGATATTACAAACCATTATACCTTCATCTTCAAGTGGAATTAACTCACCCTTATTACATACTTCACATATATCTGTTTGATATACGAAATTATTTATATCCAAAAAATCATCACTAATATTGGTCAAATATTTTAAAACGATATTTTTATTATCATTTTGAATTAAATTGTTTTCATCATTTTTTTCTTCTTTTATTTTAAAAAAATTATTAACAATATTTGATTTATTTACATTTGTCTGAGAAATTGTACCACTTGAAATATTTTTTTTGTTTTCAAAATATTCAAAAATATATTTTGAATTATTAAGAAAATAATCTTTTTTTTTATGTTGTATACATTTTATTTCTTCCTTTAATTCTAAAATTCTATCTTTCATTTCTAATTTTTCTTCTATTGTAATTATTTCATTTTCATCATTTAATTTTTGTTTTAAAATTTGTATTTCAGTTTTATATTCTAAAATAATATTTTCATCTTGTGAGAATTCATGTAAAAATTCCTTATGTTTTGAATCAATTGTCACTGCTGATTTTTTGTTGAATTTAATCTTTTTATTTGATTTTGGTTTAAAAGATATCATACCTTTTTATATTAAAACCATTATTTATTTAATTCATTATATATATAAATTATTTATTTATATCGACCGTATATTTGAGATAATTGAAGTTTTCAATAAATTAAATGACTAAATTATAAAATTGAAATAATTTAAACATTATTTATACTATTATATACACTAAAATGACTCAGATTCTTGATACTTTGTTTTTAAAACGTTTTTGTTTACCGTCTAATACTGATATTTCCTCATTTAAAAATGGAGGAATTAATGTTTCATCATGTTTGTGTGGAAATTATCATCATGCTGCTTGTATCTTGAAAGGGCAATTTTCAAAAGGGAAAGGTTAGTATCTTAAGTTTTGGGTTCAATCAAGTTGGTGATGTGGATGGTAATGTTCCTGGTATTCACGCTGAACATGCTGCTATAAATAAGCTAAAACCATCATATAGAAAAAAAAGATTACAAACAATAAATTTATTAGTCATAAGAATTTCAAAAAATAATAAACTACAAAGTTCAAAACCATGTACAAATTGTATTCAAAATATGAAAACCCTACCAGAGAAAAAAGGTTATAAAATTAAAAATGTATATTATTCAAATAATGATGGAGATATTGTAAAAAGTAACTTTCAAATTTTAGAAAAAGAAGAACAACATTTGTCAAGATTTTATAGACGACAAAAATATAATAACTACAAAATTTAATATAAATGATTTTATGTATTACATGATAAATAATTAAACAAGAAATATGTATGATGTAATATAATAATAAGTTAAAAAAATATATAATTTTTATTTAATTACACTAATGGAATTCAATATCAACTTAGAATCCTTGAAAGATTTAGAAAATGTAGATTTAAAGATAGACGCCATAAAATTTCAAAAAATGCTTCTTATTTTAAACTGTATAGAGCAAGGATGGTCTGTAAAAAAACGAGGAGAATCTTACGTTTTCTCAAAAAATCATGAAGGTAAAAAGGAAGTACTCGAAGATTCATACTTATTAAAATTTATGAAAACCAATTTAGATTTCAATAAAATATTTTCATAAATAACATTTTTCATAAATAAATTATGTTATTATATCAAATTTAATTAATTAATTAAATTAATTAAATTAAATTTCAGAAAATTTTTTTCTTTAGCCATATTATAAAATGGGAGGTGGATTAATGCAACTCGTAGCTTATGGCGCTCAAGATGTTTACCTTACAGGTAATCCTCAAATTACTTTCTGGAAAGTTACTTATCGTAGATACACTAACTTTGCCATCGAATCAATCGAACAAACATTTAACGGACAAGCTGATTTCGGACGTCGTGTCCAATGTGTTATCTCCAGAAACGGAGATCTTGCTTACCGCACTTACTTACAAGTTACTCTTCCTGAGATCAACCAACTTATGGGTCTCGGAAACTACTCCAGTGGCGAAAACACCGGTGTCTATGCCCGTTGGCTTGATTTCCCTGGTGAGCAATTAGTTGCTCAAGTTGAGGTCGAAATTGGTGGACAAAGAATCGATCGTCAATACGGTGACTGGATGCACATCTGGAACCAATTGACCATGACTTCTGAACAACAACGTGGTTACTTCAAGATGATTGGTAACACCACTCAACTCACCTTCATCACTGATCCTTCTTTCTCTGATGTTGAATCTCCTTGTGACTCTATGGCTCCTCGTCAAGTTTGCGCTCCCCGTAACGCTCTTCCCGAGACTACCCTTTATGTTCCTCTTCAATTCTGGTTCTGCACCAACCCTGGTCTTGCCCTTCCTTTAATTGCTCTTCAATACCACGAAGTCAAGATTAACCTTGATATTCGTCCTATTGATGAGTGCTTATGGGCTGTTACCACATTGAACTGCAACAGCAGCCCTTCTAATCCTGCTACTCAATACGCCGTTGGACGCCCTGTTCCTGCCACCATTGCTTACAACCAATCTTTGGTCGCTGCTTCCCTCTATGTTGACTACGTCTTCCTTGACACTGACGAACGTCGCAGAATGGCCCAAAACCCTCACGAGTACTTAATCACTCAACTTCAATTCACTGGTGATGAATCCGTTGGTTCTTCTTCTAACAAGATTAAGCTCAACTTTAACCACCCTGTTAAGGAGCTTATCTGGGTTGTCCAACCTGACCAAAACGTTGACTACTGCTCATCCTTAACTTGCGATGCTCTTTTATTCAAGGTTCTTGGTGCTCAACCCTTCAACTACACTGATGCCATTGATGCTCTTCCCAACGCTATCCATGCTTTCGGAGGTCCCGCCTCTATCGCTGCTGATTCCCGCGCTTACATCGATGCTCGTGGTCTCTTCCAAGATGCTGGTGCTCTTGATTACCAACCTGCTGCTGAGAACCCAAGTTTCACTGGTTACTGGCACGGACCTTCCAACCCTTACAACGAAGTCAACTTTGGTGGTCCCGCTGTTCCCCTTGATAGTCTAGAATCCGGCGCTCACATGGAGAACTCTGGTGTTTCTGATGCCGGTACATTCGTTATGTCTGAAACCTCTTTGGACATGCACTGCTGGGGACAAAACCCTGTCGTCACCGCTAAGCTCCAACTTAACGGCCAAGATCGCTTCTCTGAACGTGAAGGTTCTTACTTCTCTTGGGTTCAACCTTACCAAGCCCACACCCGCAACCCTGATGAAGGTATTAACGTATACTCTTTCGCTCTTCGTCCTGAGGAACATCAACCAAGCGGCACGTGCAACTTCTCCAGAATTGATAATGCCACTCTTCAACTTGTGCTCTCTAATGCTACCGTTGAAGGCACCAAGACTGCCAAGGTTCGCGTCTATGCTACCAACTACAACGTTCTTAGAATTATGAGTGGTATGGGTGGTTTAGCTTACTCCAATTAAACACCTTATATCGTGTGGTTTTTATTTATATATTTTAATAATTAATTATTCCTTTTTAATTATTAAAAGCAAAAAACAATATAAAGATATCATATTAATACAATTATAAAATGAGCGTAGACATAGTTAACCTTATTGAAAGCAATCCTATTACCAAATTTTCTGGTGATTATCAAAACAAGTTAATTGATAAAGTAAAAAATAATTTCACAAATTATGAGCAACAACTATTTTTATCAAGTTTTTATTGTTATTTGAAGTATGATAATAAGAATGATTTTGTTATTGATTTAGATAATGTATGGAAATGGCTTGATTTTAGTCAAAAAGATTCCGCAAAAAGAGTAATAGAAAAAAATTTTTATATAAATAAAGATTACAAAATTTTTGCTCCGCCAACTTGTGGAGCAAAAAAAAATGTAAGAGGAGGTCATAATAAAGAAATAATTATGTTAAATCTTGATACCTTTAAAAAATTTTGTTTAAAAGCTGGAACAAAAAAAGCAGATGAGGTTCATGATTATTTTATTAAACTTGAAAATATTATGTTTGAAATTACCAAAGAAGAAAGTGATGAATTAAAACAACAATTAGAGAAAATTGAAGACACTAAAAACAAAGAAACAGAAGAAAAATTAATGAAACAAAAAGAACTTGATAATGAAAAGTATTTATTAAAACAATACGCAATGTCAGGACCATTGGTTTATGTTATAAAAGTAAAAACGTTTGAAAATGGAACATATATCGTAAAAATTGGCGAGTCAAGGAAGGGTATTCAGAATAGATACAATGAGCACAAAAGTAAATATGATGAATGCTTATTATTACATTGTATTCAAGTAGACAAATCACACGAATTCGAACAATTTTTACATTCACACAAAGATATTCATCCAACCAAAGTAAGCAATTTAACAGGTCACGAAAAAGAAAATGAATTATTTTTAATTGGAACCACATTAACTATGCAAACAGTTATAAAAATTATAGACGACAATATCGGTAATTATAATTATAAAGTAAGAGAATTGTTATTGGAAATTGAAAATTTAAAACTAAAAAATAATGGTCAAATTGTTAATAATAATGATGAATTATTGAAAGAATTAATTCAAAATAATAAGTTTCTAACTAATAAAGTAACTTCTCTCGAGAATTCTATTCAATTAATCATTAACAAACTAAATACACAAGAAACCAAAGTAGTAACAGGATTTAATCAACAAATGCCACATTTAGGACCTAGGCTTCAAAAAATCAATCCAGAAACATTACAATTAGTGAAAATATATGAATCTGTAACAGAGGCTATGAATGAAGACAAGAATATCAAACGACCTAGTATAGCAAAGGCTGTTGAAGAAAATACTATTTACTGCGGTTTTCGTTGGCTATTGGTAGAGAGAAATCTTGACCCAAATGTTGTTCATGAAATCCAGCCAACAAAACAAACCACTTCACAAAATGTTGGATATATCGCCAAATTAAACGCAAACAAAACGGAAATATTAAATGTATATTTAGACAGAAAAACAGCTGCCAAATTAAATGGTTATAAAAGTCTATCCGCCCTTGATAATCCAGTTAAAAAGAATACTATCACAAACAATCATTATTATATGTTATATAATAATTGTGATACAGAACTTATTGACACATTTGAATCAAAAAACGGCGCACCAATATTATTATATAAAAATGGTATTGGACAGTATGATTTAACACAACAATTAGTAAGAGAATTCGGTTGTAAATATGATTGTATTCGCGAACTTAAAATGAGTGATAAGACATTAGCTAAATCATTATCAAACAATATTCCATTTAATAAATATTATTACAAAGAATTAGGTTGTAAATTGTCAATAAATTAAAAATTGAAACAAATTATGTAAATATATAAATATATAAATTAAAACTACAAATGATAAATCCTGAAGAATTATACACATTTTATTTTAAGATTGTTTATACTGAAAGGACTTTCTATTGGAACTTTAGTCCAGATATGAAAATAAATGATTTTATTAATCAAGTTACAAATAATATGCGCGAAATTGAACCAGATTGTAATATTGAAATTGTTGAAGCAGGTCAATATAATAATATTAATGGTCCTGATTCTGAAATGGCACCTAAAATAAATTACTACCATGAATATACTTTAAACGATTTATACGGTCGTAAATGGAGAAATACCTCATTTTACATTAGATTTGTACAAATGTAATTATTTCACATAAAAAATATTTATTAAGTAAAAAATTTTTTATGTGAAAATATAATTTTTTATTTTTTATTTTTTGTTTACTAATTTAAGCTTCTTCATCATCATTTACACTATTTGCTCAAAATCTTCTCCTGATTCTTCAGCCACTTCAATATATTCACCATTCACATACTTTACATTTGAGCTATTAAATAATATGTTCATATTTATAACTTCTGGTTTCTCAGTTTCTGATGTAAATAATTTATAAATCTGCGAATCATCCCGGAATCTAATTGTATATGTTTGTTGAATATTATTTCTACCAATACGTCCCATTGCTTGAATTACTTTTTCTTGTGTTAGATTTAAATCTTTGCTCAAGAAACCATGACAGAACTGATAATTCGTTCCATAAATATAGTCGCTTGATGCGATAATCATATATAATCTTTGTTCATCAGCCAGTTTTTTCATAATTTCAGTGTATGTAATATTCTCATGATTAATAAAGACACCAATTCCCATCATAAGCAAAATCTTCCATAAATTATCGACACCATTTAATGCCATAATATCAGAAACTATTTGCTCATCAATCGAACTGGTAAATGCGGTCGGAATACTCATATCATGTGTCCATTTTTCTAAATGTTGCTTTTTATTTGGAACAAATGTGTCGTTCAATGATGCGCGTTTTATTAGTGCTCTTAATGTATTTATTTCTTGTGTCATTTTACTTAGAGCCCCCTTATTTTGTAATTCATCTGGAATATCCTTGCTTAGCTTCTTAGGATCTTTATTTGACTTGTTTCTACCTTTAATTTGTTGTCCTCCATGAAATTCATTAACATTATTTTTTACTTGTTTTTCAATGCCTTCTTTTATTACGTCTAATTCAACTTCAATATCATAAATTTTTTTATTAATAATATTATTATATTCAATTTTACTCATAAGGTCATCCATAACAATACTTGGTATATTTGCTTGTTGAACACAAAATTTAGCGATTTTCTCAATATCATTTGAAATAAATATGGTTGGTCCATCAGTTAACGTATAAGCATCTTTAGTTGTAACATAAACACCTGATGTTCCTTGTGGTACTGGTTCATTAACCTTTGAACTGATAATTTGTTCAGATGCGAGTCGTGAAAGCGGTGCGCCAGCCAAATGATTAGACGGTTTTGACGTAACACCAGGTCCAAGACTCCTAATTTTATGAATCTTATTTCCATTTGTATCAACATTTACATTCTCCAAAACTCTTGGTCTTCTAGTTTCTTGAAAATTTCTATATATAATTTTCCAATTAGATTGATTAATATTTCTCAGCATTTCTACATAATAAACCTTTATATTTTTCATATCAATAGAATCTAAATCGTCAAAGTGTCTATCTAATCGCATTTTATTGTTAGCATAATTATTTTTATTTACAAATGTAATAAACTCTACTACCTCTTTTAAATCAAAATATCTTAATAAAGTTAAATGATTTAAACAATGGTTTGCTATCATTAACATTTCATCATAACTGTCTGATAAATAATGTGGTAACACAACAAAACCATTTTTATTAATAATAGGAATGGATTTTTTACAATCGTGACTGACAATATTACATATTTCAGCACCAGGAAATTTATTTAAGAAATCAGGAATAGTTTCTGTTAATTCATTTTCTTTAGGTAGAGTAGCAGATGATAAAACTACTGTTGGAATTATATTATTTTTCCAATTTTTCCTAATGGTATTGTGAATTTCGTGTGTATCGTAATCCATTGTGATGGTAGGTTCATCCCAATAAGTACAAATATCTTCTGCTGGAAAGAATGCCAGCATATAATACATTGCCGACAGATAAGATCTAATATCAGAAATAATTATCTCAACGTTATCACCAACCGAGTTGTCTACTTTTTTAATTCCACCAGTTCGCTTATTTTTTGTGAATTCTTTTGCCGCAAAATAGTGTAATCTAATATCATCAGCACTCGAACAACCAAACGCAAAAGCTATCTTTTTATTCACAGAAACAGCTGCTCTTGCTAATGCTAAACCTACATGTCTCGCTGCACAAACAAATATTACCTTTTTCTGCTCTGAAAGAGCAATTGGTGTCATTGTTTTTCCTGTTCCAGTTGGTGCCATGTATAATATTAGCTTTGGATTAGGACTTTTCATCAATGTAAATATCTCCTTTTGATGTTCATACAAAACCAAATCGCCATACTTAAATAAATTATCATTTTTCTCAATAAATTCTATAGCATTTTCTATAATGATTGCTTTGTTGATTTCATCAATAAATTTATCAAGAACTATATTTACCAAATTTCTAACATGTCTGTTTAATTTGATTATATTATTTCTAATAAGTTTATAAAGAGTATAATAGTGAAAATGAAATAATTTTATATTGGTTTCTAAATCGCTCATTTTTTTATCGATCAATTTTCTCGCTGTTAATAATTTATCAAGATGTAACATTAAGATGAATTCATAAATCTCGTTATTTTTTATTGTTTCTTCGTCGAATCTTTCTAATCTTATTCTATCTGAAGAATTAGGTTTTATATTTACATCAATTTTCATTCTTTTATAAGTTGAATCTAAATCAATCAATAATTGCTCAATTTGATCAGACCTTTTACGCAAGAACCTATTATAAATATGATCTTCCATTTTCTCTGAAAATTCTATCTTTAAAAATGTAAAGATAGAATTATTTTTATTAATTTTTGTCCTTACATCATGATAACCTGATATAATCAAGTTTAACACAGATAATTCATTATCTGAAACGGAAATCTCAGTAGAATCCCATTCAGATTTATTGAGCTTACGTTGTTTTAAATCCATTTTGCTGGTGTTATTAGTTAGTTATATAATATTATCTTTATATATATTTTTATTTTCAATTTTTTATTTAATAAAATTGAAAATAAAAACAGATATAAATATAATGTATAAATAATACATAATAATGAATAACCAAATTCAAATTATTTCTGTTGAAGGTAATATTGGCTCTGGTAAGTCCACCCTGTTGGCAAATCTTAAAAACCATTTTAATAATAATACAAATATTGTATTCTTAAAAGAGCCAGTTGATGAATGGAGTAAAATTAAAGACGAAAATGGAAATACAATATTAGAGAAATTTTATGGTGATCAAGAAAAGTATTCATTTTCCTTCCAAATGATGGCATACATATCTAGATTAAAATTATTGAAAGAAACAGTAAAAGAAATTAAAGATTCAATAAGGTTATGCCAGGATTCAAATCCCCCGAAATTTATTATTATAACAGAGCGAAGCTTATTTACAGATAAAATGGTTTTTGCTAAGATGTTATATGATAGTGGTAAAATAGAACATATTAATTTTCAGATATATCTTAATTGGTTTGATACATTTATTGATGAATTTCCAGTTAATAAAATTGTTTATGTTAAAGCAGATCCTGAAATATGCCATCAAAGAATTGCTACCAGAAATCGAGATGGAGAGAATAATATTCCAATTGATTATTTAAAATCATGTAGCGAATATCACGATAATATGATGGTTCAAATAGCAAATGAAGATATTTGTAAATGTCAACTTGTATTAGATGGTAATAATAATATATACAAAAATGATGATATACTTAAAAAATGGTTTAGTTTAATTGAAAAATTTATTCATAATTAAATAAATTAATAATATAACTGATAATTATATTATTAATGTTTGAAAATAAAAAGACAAAGGACAATCCAATTTTAACATGTCCACATTGTGGTGATTTTATAATTATAATGAAAATTAATTGTGGCATATTTAGACACGGTGTCTTAATAGAAAATGGTAAACAAATAGATCCTCATTCACCAAAAGACCTTTGTGATTATTATGCTAGAGAGAATAAAATATACGGTTGTGGTAAACCATTCCGAATTGTAAGAACAAATGAAGACTTTAATACTGAAATTTGCGATTATATCTAAAAAAATTATAATACAAAATCTACAACAACAGGATAATGGTCAGAATCATATTTTCCACAATATTCATCATAACCATGATAAATATAAGCATTGTCAATATTTTTTCTTATGCCATTAGTCACTAATACATGATCTATCATAGAATAATTGTTTTCTGATGTTGTATTACAATTATTATCAGAAATCCACCAGTCACTGTATCTTTCATTTTGAGTAATTTCTTCAGCTACATTATAGAGTTCATAAAATCCAGACAATTCTCCTTCTAATCCCTTTAATATACCAAGTACTCTGGACGTAGGTTCATTATTATTAACATCTAATATTTCAGCATCATAGTCATTAAAATCGCCAATCATAACAACCTCGTAACCTTTATTAATATATTCAAAAATAATCGTTTGTAATACTGATGCCTGTGCCTCTCTTTTAGCACATCTTTCTGGATCAGTAGGTATTGCCAATAAATGTGCCGCAATAAAAGCTACATTATATTCATTAAATTTAAATTCTGTAATATAATGTTTTGTAACACCAGAAGAACCAGAAGAACCTGTATATCCACATTTAGAATCTGGTATTGGATAATTATATCTATCTTCAGTTCTATATAAACTTATTTGTGGGTCTATACGTGTAAGCATGCCTACATTTTGTCCAGTACCAGTATCAGTACCTTTTTTTAAATATGGCATATATGTATCATCATATAATCTATCTTTTAAAATATTAAGTTCATCGCATCCTTCAATCTCACAAAAATTAATAATATCTGGGTTTAATTGTTTTACAACATTTGACACATAATCCATATGAGTATCTGATTCAGTTTCATTAACCCACGTACACCCACTTCCAGGACAATTCATAGGACTATAATAGTCAATAAATAGCCATTCTACATTGTATTGGACTAATCTTAAATTATTTTTGTTACTACGTCTGTCGCTAATAGTAGATACATATGGACATTCTGTATCAGACAATACCAGTTTTGCTATGAACGATAAAAATATAAACACAAATATTCGCATTATTCTTTATATTACTTAATATAATTATATTTATACAAAAATTAAATATAAAAATGAAAATAAAAAATCACATAAAAATAAATATACATATAAAGAAAAATGTTACCAAAAATAAATAATTTCTTTAATTCTTCTCCAAACAACAATATAACAGCAAAAATATATCCAGAAAAAAATATATCAGAAAAAATATATCCAGAAAAAAAATATCAAAAATTTGATTTCAAACTAATGTTTGATGGTGGTAGTAGAGGAAACCCTGGGTTATCTGGCGCTGGAGCAGTTATATATCATGGTGATGATGAATTATGGTTTGAAAGTTTCTTTGTTGGAGTGAATACCACAAATAATCATGCTGAATATGCTGGTTTAATTTTAGGATTACAACAAGCAAAAGTATTAAATATTAAGCGTATAAAAGTACTTGGTGATAGTTTGCTTGTAATAAATCATATGAAGGGTAAATATAAATGTCGTTCTAATAACTTAATTGAATTATATGATAAAGCAAAAGAATTAGAATTGTGTTTTGAAGAAATAGAATATGAACACGTATTCAGAAATAAAAATAAAAGAGCAGACGAGCTTTCAAATATTGCGATTGACAAATATTTAGAAGAAATTCATAGTTAATTATTCTTACTTATCCCTGTAACTTTAGATATATTTTTAATTATTTTTTCATTCTTATCTTGGTCTGAAGTCATCACTTCTATAACCATCTTATCATATTTATCTGATACTTTTGAATAAGCATTCTTATATTCTGGATATTTCTCTCGAAACTGTGGAAGTAATCTTATATTTTTATCTGCTACTTTTGTAATTGCTTTCCTCAAGTTGGTTTTATTATCATCTTCTTTATTCCATTCACCT